GATTCATAAGTTCTTTTTTCATTTGTGCTTCAGCTTGTAATTTTTGTAATGCTAGTTCAGCTTTACCTTGCTCTAATTGTAATTGACTTTGAGTTATAGCTTGATTCTTTTGAACTTCAGCTTGTGCTGCCACTTGTTGAGTTTGAGCATTAGCATCAGCTTGAGCTTGTATATTTTGTTGCTGAATCATTTGATCTTGTTCAGCTTTCTTTTTTCTTTTAAGTTTTAACAATTGATTAGCTAGTTTTATATTTTTAATATCTCTAATATCAATTGCATCTTCAAGATTTATACCTTGTTGTTGTAAAGCTTGTTGTATGTTATTTTCTAACATCATTTTTTCTTCTTCATCAGGTGCTAATTCTATGAATATACCAAAATCATATAAATGTAAGTTACCCATTTCAGTTAAAGTAGCAACATTATGTCTACCTAACTTTTGAACAAAAGCTTCTTTAGTTGGTGAGTACTCTATAATATCAGATACTCTAAGTGATAAACACTCTGCTAGTTCAGATGTTAAAAATAAACCAGCTTGTAATATGTGTCTTGTTGCTGTGTTACTATTTGCAGCAGCTAACTTTTGTACACCTACTAATGTTTTAGCATCAGGCATACTGCCGTCTCTTGCTTCATTTAAACCGGTTACATCTCTAATCATTTGTAAGTAGTAATTATAAGTTTGTATTAAACTTTGTAATTTACCACCGCCATTACCACTCTGTATTTCTTGTATTGGTACTTTACCAGGATTCATATCACCATCACCAGTCATTGATCTACCTATAATACTACCAGTTTGGAAAAACATATTTAATGCTTCTTGTGGATTATAATTTGTTCCATTACCCAAATCTATCTCAGCTAAACCATCAGCATCTAAATATATACCGTCTGGAACCATCCTAGACATCACCTGTTGAATTTTAAGGTGTGTTATTTGGATCATATCAGCAAACGTGGTTATTCTACTAACCAAAGATTCTATCTTACCCTTATACATTCTAGGTGCAACAATACTATAATTAAGTTTTACCTTAGTATAATCACTTTTAGGTCTCATCATATTGCTAGCTAAACTCCATTTTAACATTTTTTCAGTACCTAAAACCATAGCGCCTTCAAACAGAACCTCTATTTGTTTAGATAACTTACCAAATTTAGCTTCTAATAAATCATCAGGTGGATTAAAACTATCATCTTTAACTATTATTTTACTAGCTCCAGTAGCCGTTACTTTAGTTTTATAAACTTGGTTCATGTAAGTTTTATAATTAAAATAAAGTACTTGTATTTGGTTTTGATCTAAGTTATTTGAATCAGCAAAGCTTTTGTTATAAAAACCATTTGATTGATAACTTTGTTTATTCATTTCCTTTAATTCTTGTTCTGTAAGATCAGGAAACTCTTTTATTAATTCGTTTATTGGTATTGTTTTTATTTCACCAAAGTAATATATATCTTCAAAATAAGGATCTTCTGTGTAAGAATGAACTATATTAGCTGGATCAACATATTCTACTTTAACACCTTGTGATTTAGAAAATGAATTTTTAACAGCACCAATACCTAAAACAGTTAAATCGTAATTTACTTTTTTACGAATTAACTCATATCTATTACCTTCTAATAAAACATTTATAGCTTGTTCTTCTGCTATTTCAACAGCTTGCTTATAATTAAGCTGCATGTGTAACTGTAATTCTTCTTCATTTTCAGGCAAAGCTGCCATTTCACTACCCATTAAATTAACACCAAAAGCTTCAGCAGCAAATTCTGTTAACTCTTGAGATTTCATGTCAGCTAATACCTTTTCCATATATGCTGTTCTTTTTTCAACACCGTATGGATCTTGTGTATAAGCTTTTATATCAAAAGTTCTTTCTGATATACCATTAACAACTATATCTACAAATTTAGGTATAATAGGTACTGGTTTCCAATCTAAATTAAGATATGATAAATCACCATTAATAGATAATTCATCTTTATATTTTTGTATTGATTGTTCTCCCCTTGCGTAAAGTCTAAGTTTATGAAAGTTGTTTTGATTACTTGCAAATCTGTTTGTGCCAGAATCTTTTTTAAACCACTCGCTTTCAATAGCTTTACCTATTTTCAAACCGTAATCTATAGATAACTTCTCTCCGTCACTTACGACTTGACTAGGAAAATTGCTTGTATAAGACTCAGCCATATTATTGTTTTATTAATTTTGAATTATAGCCTTTATTTTTATATCTAGCTATACTTATATTTATCTTTTCTTTTTGAATATTTGGTCTTGGTGAATATAAATGCCTGTTACATGCCATAATAGCTAAACCACTACTAATAGCAGCATCAAACTTTGTTCTTCTATTTATATCAAATCCAGCCCAATCATTTAATGTTTCGTTAAAAGGCATATTACCATGGGTACCATCTTCTTTAATTCCAACATGATCTTGTATATACATTTCTATAGCAGCTGCGTGAGCTTGTTTAATATCTTCGCTTGAGTTAGGTATTCCACCTATTTCTCTTTCTGCTACAGATAGCTTGTTCCAAACTCTATCAGGTCTGTTCATTGAGTAACCTCTATAACCTCTTCTTTTTAAATAATATAATAACCTTGGTTTATTATTCTCTGCTAAAAGCGGCATTCCATAAAATACCAATGCCATTAATACATCTTCAAAAAACATTTCAGCAGTTTGTGGTCTAGCCACATATTCTAAAAAAAATAGATTAGGAGGTGCATCTTCCATACTAAACTTTGTTAGACCGTGTAAAGCTCCTTTTGAACCCTTACCATCAACAGTACCAGATATGTCATAAGAGTCACATCCAAATGCTCCTATATGATCGTTACCTGGTATTTTATAACCATTTTTAATCTTTTGCTTATTTTGTAGATGTGCTGGAGGAACCCAAGATATATTAAACCTACCTTGTTGACTTGGATAAAACATTACTGTTGTATCTTTTATTCCACCTGCCCACTGAAAGCTACCTCTTGTATTGATTTGACCTTCATTAACATCTATTTGCTCGTATATTTTTACTAAATTAAATATACTATTTTTAGTTTCATCTCTGAAAGCATGTTCTTCAGTTCTTGGAAACTGTCTATAAAACTCATTTAAAGCATCTTGATCGTTTCTTAATCCGTCTGCTTCATTTTGCCAGTGATCTATTACACCTATATCAATGTAGTCACCATAAGGTCCTTTAACTTCTTCTGTTGGCGTTTCAAATACAGGTATTCCATAAGAATCAATGAATCCTTCGTAGTTCCATTCCATAGGTATGAACAAAGAATAGAGACCCGAGCTTGTTTGTCCATTGCGGTTTCTTTTTGTAACATCTGAATCATAGTAAAGTTTTTTAAAGTTATCACCTCCTTTATCTAATGCGTTTGATGTTGATCCCATCATACATTTTCCAATAACCCTGCTACCTAACCTTAATGTAGTTTTTGTTACACGCCAGTTATTTAATATGTTATTTGGTCTTTCCCACTTACCACTTTCATCATGCACTAACAGTTTTAACTTTTCACCGTCATAACTGTTATCACCTGTGTTTTTCCAATCAATTGTAGTATCTAAACCAGTTAGCTCTTCTGCCTTACCTTCTGTTACTGTGATATTACGTCTAGTAAGTTTACTTGCTGGTACTCTATAAGCGAGTTCTGTTTTTGGTCGATCCATACCATCTTGTATCGGTTTGAAAAAGAACGGATAGTTAACGGATATTGGAACGACTTTATCGGTAAACATTTTTTTAGCGTCAGGTCCTGACTTAGACAATATACCGAGTCTTGCATCTGAACTGATTGTTGCAAGGTTAACCGTTTCTCCTGATGCCATGAATGAAAAGCCACTCCGTCTATTTTTGAGGTAGCACATTCCATAACATCTGGTATCTGCTTTACAAGCTTCCCAGAAAATGTAGAATAATCTGTTTGCTTCCCTAAAGTCTGGCTGCCCAACATCAATCTTGGACCACTGCAGGTACATATAATGAGTACCAGTGATATAAGTAGCACCACCTTTGTTATAAAACCAAAAACCTTGTTCTCTTTTTTTAAACTCATCTTCAATATAATCTATGTACTTGTTTTTAAAATCATGAGGGTATTCACGCCAATCAAAAATAGTTTTTATTCTTTTTAACTCTTTTGGATATTCCGTTACTTGCCAAGTATTGTTTTTAAAATTATGTACATCTTTAGGTTGTTTTGGTAAAGCTATATTTAAATTTTGTATATTATATACATCACCAATTTGGCCAGTCTTGCTTATAACAACAACATCATGTTCTTTGTTATAACCATATTTCCATTTTTTTAGCTTGTTTAACCTTTTAATCGTGTTGTGTTTAATAGGTTCAACAACTTCATATAAACTTTGAGTATACATTATTTAGATCTTCTTTCTGCGAAACCACTAAAGCTTTCTACTTTAACCTCTTCACTTACCTTACCATCTAACATATCTTGCTCTTGTTGTATCCTGTTAAGTATTTCAAAAGCATCAAATATAGCTAACTTTTTAGTTGCTGCAGCATTCTTTAATCTATCTGCAGATATATCATCATCAGAATCAACAATAGCTTCTTTAGCAACTTTAACCAATTCCTCAACAGCTTTATACCCAGCTTGGATTATATTCTGTTTCTTTTCCTTGATATTCATATTTAATTGTAATTGCTTTTGTTAAAACTCTATATAATCGTTCATCTTCTATTATGAACTCATATTCACTTCTTGGGGTAAAACCAACTAAATCACCAACACTTAAACCAGTTAAGAAATCGTGATTGTTTGTGTATTTTAAAACACCAATAAGAGGTTGTTCTTTTTCTAAACTATAATCATCTAATGATTTTATAGGTTTTATAAAACAATAATCATTTACGGACTTCCATTCACCATCCGTCTTATATAAATATAATTGATCTTGTTGAACAAAGTATTGATTTTCTTTAAAATAACTTTTGCTATCTTGCTCAACTCCCCTTACGTCTTTCCATCTTCTAAAAATGTTGTGATGAACTATAACTTCATCTCCAACTTTAATGTCTGTTTTTACACCCTTTGGTATAGACAATACTATAGCGTTTCTATTTACGTTTTGATGTGTAAAATTCTCAGTATTAGTTATAAGCTCTTGTTCGCCTATTTTTTTTACATTTTTGTATCTTGACTCTACTGGTTTAACTACAAAACAGTATAAACCTTTCATCAATACTCTAAATTAAACTCTACAGCTATAGCCATATTTTTATTAAACTCTTTCCAAGGTAAAACTTCATTACCTTTTTTTATGTATATAGTATATTTATCATCATCTTCAACGATACAGTCTATAGTATGACCACCATACACATCCTGTCCTACAGAATAATGCATGGCTTCATTTTTATAATCTTTACCTATACTAATTTTTCTTATTAGATTCATTTTGATCAGGTTTAATTGTTCCGTCGTTTAAATTAACAGAAACTTTACCGTACTTTTTTTCAAGCTCTATTTGTAGCTCGTTAAGTTTTGCTTTAAAATGTATAACTGTTTGCACAGCTTCATTCTTCTGCAGCTCAAAAGCGCCTACTTGCATCTGTGCTTTGTTTATAACAGTAACAAGATCTTGTATAGATTTTAGTTCTTCTTCGTTAACTTTTCCAACCTTTGGCTTAAGGTCAACATATTTTTTCTTTTTATTCGCCATAATTATATTTTATTTAATTTTAATTCACTTCTTTATTATTACTCAATTGTCACACTTTTTACTTCTTTCTTTTAGTATCAGCTATATACCAATCTTTATACTTATTTCTTTTATCACTGATATACTCTATGTACTTGTCTACTTTTTCTTTCCAATTGCTATCAACCTCAGGATTTATAATACCTGATTTATAACTAGAAAACGTTTTATTGACATATTCTTTTATATTATCTTGATGGTGATAAAGAAAGCTGTTAATACAATAAAAAGAACCTCTTTGTATATTATTCCATACATCTACAGGTTCTATCGTTTTACCTAAAACACCAGCAAATAATGGACTTTCACTTATATGTGTAGAGTATATACCTTTTGCTTTCTGCATATAGTAATACATGTCTACATTTTTAGGTAATATATTTTCTTCACCAAAGAAATCTTTTAATTCACCTATTATTTGATGTGTAGTTATAGGGTGCGGCTTAAATAATACATTATTACCATGCTTATTTACTATATGCTTTAATCTATTTAAACATACATTTTCTCTAAGCTTATTGGATCCTGGTAAAACTATTAAATAATCTTTTGGAGGATATTTATCTATCTCTTCTGTTCTATCTTCATATTTGTTAGCGTTGTTAGCAACAACTTTTTTTACTAACCAAGATGAATAATCTTTTACCTCAACATCTTTATCATACCAAGCATCAATCATTTGCTCGTTACGCATTTTAAAGTTTAAAGGTTGTAAATAAAAGTTACCAGCATACTCTGTATAACCCATTGTTTTAAAATATGGCATTTCTTCTGCCATAACATCATAACTGTGTTC